GAAACGCGTTGTCCTGCGCGGTGACGTCCGGGTCGGCGCGGCTGGCGTCGAGAGCGGCGAGCTTGCGCTGCGACCCCTCGGTGACAGCGTTGAACGGTGCCGCGTTGGCGTCGATGACCGGGGTGGGTCGTTGCTTGCCGACGCCGTCGAGTCGAGCCTGCACCTGGTCGAGGTGCGTGGTGGCCGGCTTGATGTCTGCGTCAACTTTGGACGTCTTGTCGGGGACGTTCTCGATCGTCTTGGAGAGCCGGTCGACGTTGTCCTTGGTCAGCCCGAGCTGGTCGGCTAGGCGTGCTGCCGCGTCCCGGCTGAGGCCCATCTTCGTGGCGTGGTCGATGAAGGCGTCGCGGCCCTTCTGGACCTCGTCCTTAGCCTTGGACACAGCGTCAGCGAGGCTGGTGTTGGCGTCGCGCGCCTCGAACGTGTGCGTGACCATCCCCAGGGTCGCCGACGCAATCCCGTCGATGGCGGCCTGGTTGGCGCGGCCCTTCTCGGTGGTGATGTCGAGGGTCTTGCCGTTCTCCTTCAGTGCAGCGTCCGCCGCGTCGACCGCCTGCTCGTATTGGCGGGCAGCGTCCCGCGCGCCGAGCACGAGGTTGGCGTAGGCCGTGAGCGACTGGAGTAGCGCGTCGTTCGCCTTGGCGGCGTCCTGCGCCGACTGCGCCGCATCGTCCTGCGCGGTGGACAGCGCTGCCGTCGCGTCCTTCGCCGGCCCGGCCTGGTTCGTGACCGCCGCAAGCGCCTCCGCATACTGCGGGAACTTGGCCTTGAGCTGGTCGACCGAGATGCCCTGCTTCTGTGCCTCGCTCTGGATGGCGGCCATGACGTCGGCGGCCTTCGACCCGTTGCCGCCCTGCACTAGCTGCGCGAGGGACGCGTCGAGGTCGGTGAGCCGATCCGAGGCCACCTTGATGTCTGAGCTGTTCTCACCACCGACCGCCGCGTAGAGGGAGCGAATCGAGTTGTCGGCCGAGTCGAGGAATCCGGGGTTGAACGTGTACCGCAACGCGGAGCCGAGGTCGGTGATGTTCGACTTGTACAGCCCCTCAGCCGGCGTCCCGGCGGCGATGGTCCGGTTGAGCACGCCGACCGCGTCCGTGCTGCCGTTCAGGTCCCTGACGAGCTGCTCGAGACCGAGGCCGGCGACGTTGTCATCGAAGGCTCGGGAGGCGGCCGCCGCGACAACGAACGCCACGCCCAACGCCTTCGCGCCGGTGGCTGCAGCACTCAGGGCCGACCCCACCCGCGGCGCGCTTGCGCTGATCTTGGCGAGCGAGAGCCCAGCCGCGTCGAGGTCCGCCTTGTACTGCCGGAACGACAGGAACGCCTTGGGTCCGACGAGCGCAAGCGCGCTCAATGCTGAACCCGCCAAGAGCACAGGGCCAGGGATCTGACCGAGGCTGTTGACGACCCCGGTCGCCCCTTGCACGATCGAACGCAGCGCCGCGTTCCCGCCCGACCCGGCCTGAATGAACGCCGTCTCGACACCGCTGGAGAACTTCTCCAGGTCGCCCGAGAGGTTGTCCATCAGCTGCGCAGCCTGGCGGGCGGCGAAGCCCTGGTCGTTGACCTTGGCCGTCCAGTCGGCGACCGCCTGGCCGCCGTTCTGGTACAGGACGGTCGCGGCGGCCAGCTGCGCGTTGCCGAAGATCTGCCCGAGCGCCTGGTTCCGGGTCGCGTCGTCGAGTCCGCCGAGCTTGTCGTGCAGAATCTGCGCGGTCGCCTGCATGCCGACGAAGTTGCCGTTGGCGTCGTACAGGTTGATGCCGAGATCGTGCATCGCGTTCGACGCCTGCAGCGACGGCGACAGGAGAGAGGACAGCATGCCCCGGAAGGCGGTGCCGCCCTGCTCGCCGACGAGTCCGGCCGAGGCGAACTCGGCCAGGACGCCGACGGTCTCGTCGATCGAGATGCCCATCGAGTGCGCGACCGGGCCGACGTAGTTCAGCGCCGTCGAGAGGTCAGTTACCGACCCCTGAGCCTTCCCCGCGCCGGCCGCGAGGAGGTCCGCGACGTGTGGTAGGTCTTTGCCCGCCAGGTTGAACTGGTTCAGGGCGGTCGCTGCGATCTCGCCGGCCGCGCCGACGTCCAGCTGTCCCGCGGCCGCCAGCGACAACGCGCCGGTGAGGCCGCCGCCGAGGATGTCGGCAGTGGAGACGCCCGCCTTGCCCATCTCCGTGATGGCCTTGGCCGCGTCCGTCGCGGAGAACTGCGTGTCGTTGCCAGCCTTGATCGCCGCAGCGCGCAGCGCGTCGAGCGCCGCGCCGGTGGTGTCGGTGGCCGCCGCGGCAGCGGACATCTGCTTGTCGAAGTCCATGAAGGACTTCACGGCGAAGCCGATGCCCACCGCGATCCCGGCCCCGGCCAGCGCAGCCTTGTTCGCGAGGCCGCTGAAGGCGTCCGAGGACTTCTTGACGTCCGCCTTGGTCAGGTCGTCGACTGACGCCTTCGCCTTGGCCATGCCCTTCGTGAAGTCGTCGACCTGAGCCTTGAGGCGGACGACGATAGAACGATCCGCCACCCGTCCCCCTCAGAAATGGCTAACCTGACAGTGTGAACGACCGACGAGGCACCGTCCGGGACGGTGTATTCATCACCGCCGCACTGCTCCTAGTGGCCGGGCTGGTGTTCTTCTTCGCCGGCTACCGCGGCATCGGCCCGCTGTTGTGGGCGCTCGCCGCCGTGGTCGGCGTGGTGTGGCTGGTGCGTCGCGGATTCTTCACGAGCCGCCGTTAGCTCGTCTTCCTCAGCCCAAGGCCGGGTGTAGAGCATCTGGCCGGGCGGCCGTTCCTTCTGCTCATTCAGGAACTGCTCGAGCGCAGTGCGCGCCATGCACGGGTCATCGACGACGATCCATTCGCCCGGATCGTGAGGCTCGCCGTCCTCGTCGAGCCCGTGGGTCTCCGAGTACCAGTGCCCGCACCCGCAAGGACACAGCCGCCGGTCGTGCTCGTTGACCGCACGGTCCAACAGACAGTCCGTCTCACCCCACGCCCGCCACGGCAGGCCCAGGTACTGCGACGGCGGCAGGCACAGCTCTGCCGCGCGCCGCAGGTCGACTAGGAGGCCGAACCATTCCGGCCGGCGGAGGACCGTTGCGAGAAATCCCGCGTCAGCACTGCCTCGGACTGCGGGACGGCGACGTTCACCCGGTGCATCTCTTGCACGAGGAGATTCCACAGGACCGCGTTGTCGTCGTACAGCTCGAGGACGCCCTTGAGGGTCGGCAGGTCGGACGGCACGCCGTCAGTTGACTCGACGCCTACGAGTTGCCCGATGAGCTGGTCCGACAGAACTCCTGCCGCGTCCTGCTCGCTCAGGTACGACCCGTCCTTGGCCTTCTTGATGCCGTTGGCCTGCTCGAACTCGAGGTGTCGCTGCTTCACCCACTCGGGCGACCTGGCCTCAATCGTCCAGAACCGCTGTGCCGACTGATACTCGCCGATGAGCGTCTCGAACTGTCCGATCAGGTCATCCACGTCCGCATCTGCGGGCGCGTGGTCAATGCGCCACTCGAGCTTCTTGATGTCCGCCAGCAGTGACGCCTTCTCAGGGATGAGGACGGCGGTGCGGGTCGGACGGTGCCCGGCGATGAAGGCCGACATGTCGAACGTGGTGGCGTCGAGCGTCTGGGTCACGTCTCGGGTGGGTGCCGGGACGTCCAGAGGCACGTCTGGGTCAGTGCTCATGCGATGGTGCTCCGGTTCCTCCGGTTCCCGGTTGTGAGAGGTGACCCACGGAACCGGAAACCGTGGGCCACCCCGATCGAAGGGTCAGGCGGCCGAGATCACCGCGACCGTCACCGAGGTGACCGCGGAGTAGGTGACGTTGATGAGGCCGGTGGCCGGGTCGACCAAACCCTGGGTGAGCCGGATGAGTCGCTCGCCGGTGGTCGCCGGAACCGACACGGTCGGGTCCGGCTGCGCGACACCAAACTCGGTGTTCCCGGGGACGACGACCGTCACCGTCACCGACGAGCCAGAGGCGTTGCGGACGTGCAGGAACGAGTTGGGCTGGTACTGCATCGTGTCGCCGCCGGCGTTCGCCGCGACGAACCCGGGGTTGGTGCCGGCCAGCGTCGCGGTCACCGTCGTCAGGAGTGCCATGTCAGGCGACCGCGATGAAGTTGCGCAGATCCGCCGCGTACAGCGGGATCTCGTACTTAATGTACCCGTCCGTTCCGAGATCCTTCGGGGTACCGGTGACAACCTGCCCGCCGAGGTAGATCTCGTCGGTAGACGCCCACGCAGCGGTCGACAGCTTGTCGGTGTGCCGGACGTAGATGTAGAGGGTCGTGCCGCGGACCTTGCACGCCTGGAAGATCGCGTCGTCCGTGGCGTCGATGCCACCACCGCCCAGGTACCGCCGGTACAGCCCGAACCCGAGATCATAGGTGTCGGAGACGGGCACCGTCTGGTCGAACTGCTTTTCCAGGTCGGTGTCCTCGACGGTGGACGGGTCACCCGCGCCCCACTGGAACGTCGACTTCGGGATGAACGGCGAGGCGTAGAACCCCGCGTTCAGTTCGGTGGTGGTCGGTGCGCCGATGTTGCTCGGCTTCACGGTCAGGACCGACACGCGGTAGTGACCTGTTGAGAGAACGGGGACGCCCATTGGTTGCTCCTGATTCTTGGTGTCGGCCTTCGTCGGGAAGTTGACGGGGCCAGGTTTGGCGCGGCTGGGCGCCCATTTGAGGGGTTAAGCGGAGGCGTACTTCTCGACGAGTTCAGCCTTCGTCATGGCCGAAGCCACCTCGAAGTCGTCGCCGCTGTGAACGGCGAACGCGATCCAGTCGTCCTTGTGTGCCGACAAGGCCGGCGGCTGTGCCGGTTCCGGCGCCTCCGGCTCGGGCTCGTCCTCGATCTCCGGCACGGGCGGCGCAGGGTTCACGACCGGCTCAGGAGGGGTGAAACTGCGGTACCCACGGGACAGCAGGGGGTTGTCCATCCAGTGGCGGGGGATGATGACCCGCTCGCCCGTCGCCTCGACGATCGCATCGGTGAAGTCGGACATGAGTGCGCTCCTCAGGAGGTGGGTTGAGAGTCCAGCGAGTAGGTGTCCACGGCCAGCGCCGGGTTCCGGTTGGTCGTCGGGATCACCACGGAGGTGTCGACGTAGTCCGACTCGAACCGCAGCCAGTTGAGCTCGACCCGGCGGCCGGTGACTGTTGGGAAGGACGGCTCGAACGCCGGCGCGAAGATCGCCCGGGCCCGCAGCAGCAGGTCGAGCGCACCGGGCGGCGTGCCGGCAACCGCGGTCACCCGAACGTCGATGCGGATGGCGGCGTCACCGACGCCCAGTCGACTGTCGACGTCCGCAGACGGCGTGACCGGGGTCAGAACGTAGTACGGCGGCAGCTTCTCGGGCGTGGCGGCCATGATCTCCACCGAGTTCCCAGTGGGGGCGAGCATCGCCTTCATGGCCTCAAGTTCGGCCTTCACTTCAGCAGCCCGTCCACCACGTCACTGATGGCGTCCTCAAACTTCGGGCCCACCTCGTTGGCGGCGAGCTGCGGGTCGCGGACCGTGCCACCGCCGCCGTGCGCGCCTCCAAAGTAGGCGATGTTCGCGAGGCTGCCGGCGCCGCCTTTCTCGGGGCCCACCTCCGACTCGAGGCCGTGGTGGGTCTCGGTGATGGACGGAGCGAACCGGAACCACCGGGAGCGACTGGCATCCGCCCGCATGACCGTCACCAGATCTTGCGCGCTCTCGTGGACGGCCGGCTCCGTCTTGTGTGGAGCGTCGGATGCGGCTGCCCGCAACGCGTCGGCGAGACCACCGTCGTCAATGCTGATGCTGACGTCCATCAGGCCACCCCTGGTAGGACAATCAGTGGAACCCGCTGGGCTGTCGTGAACGTACCGACGTGGACGCCGTCGACCCGCGCCCTGAGGTTCCGAAGTCGCGGCGTGAGCGTAACGGCCGAGAAGGTGACGAGGTCGCCTGGCAGCAGCGCGGGCGCCGTCGTGGGGACCTTCAGCGTGTCGGTCTGCACCGTCACTTGTGACGACGCGGACTCCTCGCTGAGGGCGACGAATGCGGCGGTCTTGAACTCGCAGAGCCCGCTGTAAACGGGCGAGTAGGTGGGCGTGTCGAGGCCGGTGAGCGGGTCAGTGGTGACGCCGGTGACCCGCTGGACGGTGCAGGTGTCGAGCATTCGCGACTCGGCTTGCGCCTGCATCCGGGGCAGCCGCCGAGCCAAGCTTTCGCCGATCATCGGCGTTCAGCCTGAGACGACGGTCGCGGTAGATGCGGACCAGGTGTAGTCAGGAGCCGGGAACTCGAACCGCGGCAGACGGGCGCTGCCACCCTCGAGCCGAGTTGCTTCGGCCGAAGTGAGGTAGACACCCATTCCAGCTTCGGCGTAGACGATGGTTCCATCGTCTACGCTGACAGACCGCAGACCCTCCGGGTTGTAGTACGCCCGAGCCGCAGCGCCCAGAACGACGGCCTTGGTCGTGACCGACCAGGGCGTCTGAACGCCCACGACGTCGATAACGAGCCCTTGCGCCAGATCGAGGAGGATCTGCCGGTCGGTGATGGTCGCGACGTCGACCCGGAGGAAGGACGCGAGGTCACTCAGTGTCGCGATGACAGCCATGACCTCACGCCCTTCTCTCGGCTACTTGTCCGACTTGCTGGACGCGGAAGCGGGCCGGCTCGATGCCCGGCTCGACTCCTTGGCCGCCTTGACGTCCTCGTCCGAGAGCGGCGCCTGCGGCTGAGCCGTGCTCGCCGCCTCGGTCACGGGAACGTTCGGCGGCCGGTTCGGTAGCGGCGTGCCCGCGGGAACCGCGAACGCCTCCGCCACTGGATCGGACTCCTCGACGACGAGGCCGTCGTCGAGGTGACGCTTCAGGTCGTCCTTGTCGACGCCCTCCGGGAGAGTGGCACCCGCATAGAACTGGGTCACCACCGGGGAACCGGCGTTGTCGGGCGCCTTGAGCTGGATGAGCGGCGCGAGCACCTTGTAGGTGGTTGCCATGACTGGTCCCCTCTCAGATCACGAGGCCGGTGAGCTTGACGGCTGCACCCGGCTCCTGGACGATCGGCACCGTCTTGCGGCGGCCCTGGAGGTCCCACGCGTCCTGCTCGTCCTTGCGGATCGACTTCACCTGGACGGCGAGGTCGGAGACCGCATATCCGGGCGCACCGTCCATCTCGTCGGCCATGCCGCCGAGTTGGGTGGAGTCGAGGACGAACGCGTTACCGGCGGCGACCGCCGGCGACACGATGATGTTCAGACCAGCGACACGCTCGATGTTGCCGGTGTAAACCGGGTTGTCGGTCGCCTCACGCCGCCAGGTGTTCGTCAGCGTCGTGTCCGTCATCAGGTACGCGTACTGCGTGTCGTTCACCAGCAGCGTGTCCACGTTGTAACCGAGGTTCAACGCGAGCACGACCGCCTTCGCGCGCAGGATGTCCCGCAGGAACGTCGGCGAGGCCGCGTTCCACGCGGTCGTGACGGCGAAGGTCTGCGTGACCGCCGACGAAACCAGCGACATCGAGATCGAGTCGACCTGCGCGATGATCGAGTTGACGACCTTACGCACGCCCTTGTCGACCGCGCTGCCGGGGTACGAGTTGCGGGCGATCTCCTCGTCCGTCAGAAGGACCTTCTGGCCCCACTTCTGGATCGCGGCGATAGCAGCCGTACCGGTCGGCAGGTTGGCGTATGGATACTCAGACCCAGCGCCGACCGACTCCACGGTGCGGTCGGTGACGAAAGGCTCCGACTGCTCGTACAGGACCGCGCCACCCTGCGACCGGTAACGACCGGTGAGGATCTGGTCCGAGACGAACCGCAGGTCGCGGTAGTCCCGGAGACGGCGGGTGAGGTAGGTGGGATTGGACAGGAACCGGCTGATCGTGAGCGCGTCACCCGACAGGGTGGGCGCTGCGGCCGGGTAGGTACCAGGCATCTGGCGTTCTCCTTCGGGTTAGGTCAGCCGCGGCCGACGAAGCGGACCTTGAGGCCGGTCGTCGCGGTGGTGGTGGCGGTGCCGATGAGGGTGCCCGCAGCGGCGCCGGTACCGGCGACAACAGTGGCGACCGTGCCGGCCGCACCAGTGGCGACCGCGTCACCAGCGGTGACGGTGCCGGACGCGATGCACTCGTGCTCGACGTTGGCGAGAGGCCAGACCGTGACACGAGCACCAGACGCCGCGTCGTGCGCGGCGACCCCGATGGCCGTGGTGGCAGCCGCACCAGCGGGCGCCACCGTCGAGACACCGGACGCGATAACGACGTTGCCGCCGACGATCGTGGCGGACGCGGTCTTCGTGAACGGGTTGTTCCCGCTGACGTAGACGGGGGTGTAGTCAGCCATGTCAGCGAACCTTTCCAGTGGGCGGGAACAGTCCCGCGAACTCGGCCTCGATGCTGTCGTCCTCGCGGTCGTTGGCGTACCCGGCGGCCTGGACCGCGAGCGCGCTGTTCGGCGTCAGGTTGGCGACGAGGTTGCGCGTGCCGTCCGGGTTGGCGTCCCACTGGGCGCGGAAGTCGGCGAGCTGCGAGGGACGGAACTTCCCGTCAGCGACAGCCTGCGCGAGGATGGTGTCCCGCTCGTCCCGCTTGGACTTGTCGACGAACGCGACGAGGTCCTTGATCGTCTTCTGCTGGTCCTCCCAGACCGACGTCGAGACGAGCATGGTGCCCTTGGCGTCCTTCGGGGGAGCCGGTGCAGGGTCCGGGTCGGGGGTCGGCTCGTCCGGCTTGGGCGGCGCGGTCGAGTTCGACGGCGAGGCCGCCGGGGGTGCAACGGGGCGCGCAGCGTCGACGGCTGCCCAGACCTCGTCATCGGAGGCATCGGACGCGAGCCCGAGCGCCTCCCGGAGCTTGGCAGTGTCAGTCACGGCCGCGCCCTCCTTCTCTGGTTGGCCCTGCCCGGCGGGCGGGGTGTCTGTGGTCCGAGCGGTGATGCTCGGAATGGCCGGAGGCGGCGGTGCCGCAGCCCGGCCGGCGAAGTTGAAGATCGAGTAGTCAAACCGGTTGGTCGCCTCGACATCGGCAGGCTTGCGGGTGACCCGGTCGGCGAGGCCGGCAGCGACCGCCTCCTCGGCGGAGTACCAGGTCTCGGCGCGCATCGCGGTCCGCCAGTCCTCGACAGTGCCACCCGCCTTCTCGGCGTAGATGGATGCGATGTTGTCGGAGACCTTGTCGAGCCGGTCGGCGAGGTCGCGCATCAGGTCCGAGTCGCCCACGCCATAGCCGAAGGCGTCGTGGATCATGAGCTCGGAGTTGCGGGCCATGACCACCTCGTCACCGCCCATCGCGATGAACGAGGCGGCAGAAGCGGCGACCGAGTCGACGGTGACGACCACGCGCGCCTTGTGCTCGCGCAGCGCGTTGAGGATCGCGACGCCATCGAACACATCACCGCCCGGTGAGGAGATGTGAACCTGGATCTCCTCGGCGGTCAGCGCGTTGATCGAGGACACGAGGTCCTTTGCGGCGATGCCCCACGGGCCGATCTCGTCGTAGATGTCGACACGGGCGGTCTTCGACCCGTCGTTACGGATGCGCCACCATTCGCGGTCCATCGGGCGGTGCGGACGCGGATCGGTCACGGCGCGCCTCCATCCTGCGCCGGCGGCGCGGTAGGTGCTGAGTCGGGTGCAGGTAGCGCGGGCGGTGCAGCGGTCGGGGACGGCAGGCCCTTGCCGGGCAGCCCGAACACGTCGCGGACGAACTCCTCAAGGTCGTTGTCGGTCCGGATGACGCCGGAGTCGACGAGCACCTTGATCGCGTCCGCAGACGCCTCACGCCGCGACCCGATCTCTTGGAACACCAGCCGAGGCGCCGGTTCGTCCGGCCCCCAGTTGACGTCGACGATGTCTTCGATGATGTGCTGCGTCGCCACGTCAGCGACCTGCTGAGCCAGTGTCTGCAGCGACAGGGTGAAGAAGTCCGCGAACGTCGTCCCAAGCGCCCACGAGCCCGTCTGGGTGCCCAGGTTCAGGAAGTGCGCGAGGACCGCGCGGGCGATCTGCTCGTCCTGGTACTGGATGAACGGCAGCGC